TTCGTGTTTTCAATATACAACTTTATGTTTATTGTTAACCCCTTAGCTATGGCTGCATCATTGCGGCCTATACTGTCAGTGGTGGCTAGTCTAACAGCCTCCCCAGTAAGAGTATACCTAACCCAAGTATTAAAGGCCATTGGCGTCTCAACTGTCGCCCTGGCCTCTAGTAAATATATAAACACGGTGGAAAAATCTAAAGCGTCGAGACTATATTTTTACAAGTTCGACGATGAAGCTTTTTTCACGTGGTTCGGAAAAGCTTGCCTTGGCCTCACTAAGGATTGCTACCCTGAAATCGGCCCAGTTCCAGACTGGCGTCCGAAAGCGAGGAGTTATGCATTCTATGGCCTAGGCTTCAGCCTATTAGCAGGATTGTCCTTACTCGTGTACTATTGTTACAAGAAGGACATTCAATCTAAGCTGATCTCCAAATTAAAATATGAACCCATGATGTGCCTTGACCAGGTTCGAGCTACGTTTAACGATATGCCTCCGAACGAATCTCGGCGCACAAAGGGCCATACACACCCTGAGGCCGCGGCGAATCGCACCGGCGCCTCATTGTTCATTGACCGTTTGTCCAGATGTTTAGGGATGACGGCATACTTTGTCCAGATGTCTCGCGCGGACGTTCACCATGGTCGAATGGGAAGCCGTGCTTACTATTGGTCGAAGGATTTAACTATTGAACCCAGGGTGATGTCTATACCTTATAACCCTCTCGTTGCCTTTGTTGATGTTGATGAGTATGTTGATATGCCTAACTTTTTGGCTAAACATGCTCATCCTACAGTCATATACACTTTTCAGCCTGATCAAGTTGCCAAAGTAGCTAATAATTATAGCTACACTTTTGATAAGGACAATAATGTTGTATATGCAGTTACGGGAGGAGGAGGATACACACATCCAGTATGGAATTATAGTACCGATCATGTAGTGGTAAGCAACACCATTTTCGGCATTCCATACCGTAGAGTTTGCTATGCAGTTGAACGACGTAACACCGCACCAGACCATGAAATTATTTTACTAGTTCCTATTGGTACATGGTTTGGATTGGGCGCGATACTGCATAAAATGTGGATTGAGGGTCGTGATCTTGAGCGCCTCAAGCCAGCAACTCCGGAAGGATTTCTCAGGATGCAAATTAGTTCGTTAGAGGGCGTCAAAGTGTCAACGGGAAGGGTTGGCTACTATAACTCAGCTACTATCCCGGTCGTGACTGACGATACCATAGCGACAATTGCAAGGACGAATGCTTATGATTTGACGATGGCTCCAGTTTTGTCGTTTGTCGATGGTGATCGGCAAGCTGCAGCTGCATTGTTAGATTTCCACCGCTCAGCAAACGGTGGTGAAAAACGCCCAGTAGTGTGTCCTGTACCGCAAGCTGTTCGGCGGTATCAATTCGACCCACGCAACTTTGATCCTAAG